CTGTTATAGCATCGGCTGATATGTGTGCAGTATCAATACTTCCATCTGTATAGTGTTCTGAATCAATAGCATCATCAGCAATCTTAGCATTTGTTATAGCATCTGCTGCTATTAGCCCTGTAGTAATCTGTAAGTTAGCTATGTGAGCAGTGTCTATACTTCCATCTACATATTGGTCACTGTCTATTGAATTAACAGACATATGAGCAAGGTCAATAGAACCATCAGTATAGTGTTCTGAGTTAATAGCATCGTCAGCTATCTTAGCACCTGTAACTGCATCGGCAGCTATCTTATCTGTTGTAACATTACCATCTGTAATAGAAGCAGTTACTACAGCATTTGCAGCTAATTCATCTGCACCTACAGCATCGTCAGCTAACATAGAGTTTACAATAGCACCTGCACCAATAACAAAGTCAATAGTGTTATCGGCATCTTGATATGTTACAGCTATTCCTGTTTCAGTATTAGAACTAACCATAGCTCCTACTGTGTCAGATATAACTTCTGATAGGTCAATGTTAGCAGAACCATCAAAAGATACACCATGTATTGTTCTAGCTGTTTCTAATGTTGTAGCATCTGCTGCTAAGGCAACTGCTATATTAGCTGTACCGTCAAAACTTGTACCACCAATAGTTCTTGCTGTTGCTAAAGCTGTAGCTGTTGCTGAAAGAGCTACTGCAATATTAGCAGAGCCATTAAAACTTGTACCACCAATAGTTCTAGCAGTTTCTAGTATTGTAGCTGAAGCTGCATTACCTGTAGTATCTTGATTAAGTGTTGATACAACAAAGTCTAATGTATTGTCAGCATCATCATAGGTTACTGCTATATTTGTTTCCGTGTTACCTGATACCATTGCACCAACAGTATCACTAATAGTTTCAGCTAATGTTACACCACCTATGGTAATAGCATCAGCTTCAAGCGTTCCATCTATATCAGCATCACCACTTACATCAAGAGAACCTGCATCAAGCTCACCTGATATGGTAATGTTTCTTATACCTGTGTAATCTTTATTGGCATCTAGTATAACAGCCTTAGAAGCTATAGCAGTACCTATGGCAGTACTACCTATGTCTAAGGCATTTAACTCGCCTACAACTGCTGTGATACCGTCTAGTGTGTTTAACTCTCCTGCATCAGCACTAATAGCTGTACCATTAAAGTTAATTGCATCTAAATATGCAACACCATCAATATATATGTCTTTCCATTCTTGACTAGCAGAACCTAAATCAAATGTAGAATCTGTGTTAGGAATAATGGAACTGTTGATGTCTGCACCAAACACTACATTATCAGTAGCAGCATCACCCATTGTGATTGTACCACCATTGAATGTAGTTGTTCCTGTTACAACAAGATTGCCACCTACTCCTAAGTTACCTGATATATCTACTGCACCATTCATGTCAATGGTTGTAGCAGCTATCTGTATCTCTGTGTCAGCTACAAGGTCTAGTTGTCCGTCTGCACTGGAATGGATGTATATTGCTGTGTCTCTGAACTGTAGCTTCTCTGTAGTAGCAATAAGTATGTCATCATTAAATTCAAAGTAATCCTCATCTTCTTTCCACGTAAGTAAGCCATCATTAGTATTAGCATTAAATGTTACTGCTATATCTGTGTCTGCACCTGTACCAAAACTTAAAGTATTAGATAGCAGTACTGATATAGGACCACCTTCTGCTGTAGTACCATCGTGTGTGTGTCCTGAACTTGCTGCAAATGCTGCTAATAACTGATTGAACTCATTATTAGTATGAGCTGCTGTTATAACATCTCCATCTGTATAAGTGGACTGTCTAATGTATGTATCACCCATTAACGTCTAGCTCCTAATTGATATTCTAACTGAAAACCTTTAAGTGAGTATGGTGCAGTTTCACCACCATCTTCCACTTTTAATGCTACAGCAAAGCCTGAGCCTTCTACTGATTGTCTAACTAAAGGTTGTGATGCACCATTATCGTATACAGTTACACCATACTTAGATGCACTCCCACCATATAAAGCTGCTACATCTTCTGAATCTAATGGATATGCTGCAGGTCTAGCTGCATCCACATCATCATAATCATATCTTAAAAACAAATCTGCATCTATTGTTGATTCAGGCTTGTAGTTAATAATAACCCTCTGCATATGTTTTCTTATGCCGGGGTCATTAAAAGTTAAATCAGGACTTCTATATCTGCCTAATATTATAGTGCCATCAAATGTGTTACCTTGTTCTTGTCTATAAACAAAGCCATTCTGATAAGAACCATGAAGTACTATTACATCACCATCTTTTACAAAGCTGTCAGTAGAAGCAGGTTTAATCCCTTGTATCTCAGAGAACTCAAACTTTGCTCCCTTCATAACACAAACAATACCCTTTGATATGCTTTCACTTGTATTAGCTTTAGTAAAAAATATTCTATACTGTGTCTTGTCTGTTATAACAACTGAATCAAACTCTGATGCACTAGCTATTTGGTCATTAAAAATAGGTTGTACGTTAGCACTTATAGTACCCAACTCAACGTCACCAATTCTAGCAGTACCAGCAATAGTTCTTAAACCATCAGGACCTAAGAATATTAAGTCACCTGCAAATTCTTGAATAGTGTCACCATTTATGCAACCTATGTTTCTTGTTACGTCAGAGACTGCAAAGTTAGCACTAGATGTTCCTGACAGTTTAAATATTCTAGTTTCACAAAAGATAAATAAATTGTCACGGAAAACTTTTATACCTGTTATCTCGTCATCAACTTTAATACTACCTGCACCTGAACCACTATTAAATGCATCCTCGTCAAAGGGTTGACTAAATACTACCTCTTGTTTAGTAGTTGACTTACCTGCGTAGAACATATGGTTCTTAAAAGATGCTACAAACTTAGCACCTGCTACTGAGCTATCACTTACGTCTGTTGCAGATAAAGAAGAGTTAAATACAGTAGGTGCATTAACACCATCTAGTACAACTATTTTATCTGTTCCATCAAAGTTAAATCTTTCAAATGTATACTTACCTGCATTAGTTCTACCACTATCTATACTAGTCCATGATGAACCACCCGGAGATGCACTAAATATATTAGTACCTCTAGCTGCTAATACTTTATTACCAAAGGTAGCAACCATAAGTATTTTTTCTACATCAGATGAAGTAAAAGGAACAATTACTGAGACATATTTTGTGTAGCCATTAATACGTCTGTAGCCACCCTCAATAGCAGGTTCAAAGTTTTTAAGCTCTAATGCTTCACCCGGTAACATCATAAAGGTAGACTTGTTTAATACTAGTCCACCCTCACAATTAAAGGCTGAAGGAGTTGTTTGTGATAAGTCAGCCATACTAGTTTACTCTTATATTCAAACTAGAACCTGTACTACTATTTGATTTAGCTATATAAGTAGACCGTATATATTCAAATCTATTAATAAGTAAGGTTTGCATATTTTTAATACCTTGCTCAAATCTATCCATATTAAGTTGATACTGTTGAGTTTCTCCACGATATTGATATACAAATGCTGTAGCACCGTCTACAATAATTGCAGCAAATCTATCAGGTACTGTTGTAGTACTGTCATGAACAGTCATGTCTGTAGGAAAAGTAAAAAAATCAAATTTAATAGTATAACTTTTTCTAGGAAATGGATAAAGTAAATAATTGTTGTCAGGAGTTCTTACAATAAACTCAGGAACACCACCACCATTAAATTGCGTTACTGTAACACCACTAGCTATTATAGCTGCTGTAGTACTATTTGCTCCTCTTACACATCCTGTAAATGTAGTGCTTGAACCTATAGCTGTATATGTAATTTCTTCATTACCTATAAACAAAGTACCAGAGCTATCAAATCCAGACGTACTTGTAACAGTTATAGTAGTAACACTGTTTGTGTGCGTTGTACTTGTTGTAGTACTATTTACATCGTCTTCTTGTGTGATAAAAGCATTTATGTATTCATTATAATTTAGTACACGTAGTCTACCCCCTACTACACTTAAATCAGAATCTTTTACTACTCTAAACGTATTATAGTCTACTGTTTTAGCAGTAGCAGGTATACTGTATCTTGCTACACCTGCTGTTAATACTTCTGTATCAGTAGAATGATTAAAAGGATATTGAAACTCTTTTTGATTAATATATCTTATAGATTCATTAATTGAATTTTGGCATTGAACTTGTATACCCCTAGCACTAGAAAAAGTTGCCGAAGTTAATGCAACCTCGTTCAACCTTGCTATGACTTTATTTGTTAGTGTTAGGTAAGTTTCTGCCATGTTAATTCCTATGTAAAATGAAAGAGCAAGTTGCCCTGCTCTCTCATATATAAGTTAAGCTAAAGTATCTCTATCAACTTCATTAGCTGCCATGTCACCAGCATCACTGATATCCATAAGAGTTGCGAACACTCTTATAGTTCCAGTTAATGTAGTTCCAGTTTGAGCTGCTACAAGTATATCTAGA